ACCCGGGCGGGGGCGGGGGCGGCTGGGGGACCGGAGGGCCGCCCCACGGGTCCAGGATCGGCGGCGCGGCTGACTGTGGTGCCATGCTCAAGCCGGGCTGGTACGGGTCCATGTACCCATTGCCACGGATCCCCATGGGGCCGGGCACGCCCGGGATGGGTTGGGGGGTCCCGATCGGTGGGATCGGGTAGGGATTGGGCGGCGGCGGCTGGGGCGGCTGCGGAGGGGGCAGTTGAGGCGGTCCGGCCTGCTGGCCTCCGTAGTTGAGTCGGTCGTACATGTCAGTTCTCCAGGATCTCGTACTCTTCAACTGCCGAGGCCAGGAGGAAGTCCTCCGTGCCGTGAAACGCGATTTCCCACTGCCGCCTGCGGTAGACGCCGAGGCTCCTCAAAGGTACCACAACGGTCCGATCGCCGGATGCACCCAGGGAGACGGTCAGGTCGGTCCACTCCCCCTCGTCGTCCCGGTACCGCAGGCGCACCGTGGGCTCGGTAGTATCGGTCGATTCCCCTCGCCGGAACGCCAGGTTGACTGACCGGCAGTGCTTCCGGTTGTCGGTCCCACGGCCGAGGAACCCGGTCCGGACGACTGCGGGGATCCGCGACCCCAGGTCCGTGGTGACCCCTTTGCGCATCCGGCCCACGTCGCCCACGTAACTGGCCCCGGAGAGCCTACGGGTCCCCACCACGTTGTCATGGCTCCCCGGGACCAGCGTGTGAGACTCCACAATGAAGCGTCGGTAGTTGTTGGCCGTGTCATCCCAGCCCATCCACTCGGACCACCCAGCGCCGTTCTGGTAGGCGAAGGTCCGGCCGTCTGTGGGGAAGGTCCACACCATGAAGTCGTACGGCCCGTTCTGGACCCGGTACGAGAAGCAGTCCTCGTGGGTCAGGATCTCGTCCAACTGCTGCTGGATCGGGTCGGAGATCACGGTGACCTGGCGGCCATCCGAGACCACAAACCGGCGGGCATGGTCGAGCCACGCAAACTGGTTGTCGAAGGCGATCACAGAGTTGGCCGCACCGAGGCCGTACTCCACGCTCGAGACCGGCGAGTAGATGAACTTCTGGTCCGAGAGGTAGGTCTGCGTACTCGTCTCCCCGAACACCCGGATCTCGTTGCTGTTCCCGTGGACAGCCACCACGGCGTCTGGACGAGACTCAGCGGTGAAGAACCCCGACGTACCCAGCGCGGTTACCTGGAACCCCCACTGCTCATGGCCTGAGAAGGATTGGTCCCCTGACGCTGGGGCTGTGAAGTTGATCTGCGCCCTGCTTGAGATCAGGTCGTTGGCCAGTAGTCGGAGGTTGTGGCTGACCACGTGGCTCGCGGAGGGCGAGTTGGCCAACTTGCGGAACCGCTGGTCCTTCTTCTCGATCCGGCGGATCTCCCTGCCGGTAGCGACCAGGACGAGCATCTCGGTCTCGGCGAAGGTGGGGCGAGTGGAGCCCGTGAACGCCGACGTTGGGGAGGCAGTGAGGTCCTGCGGCTCCCCGGTGGTGTTGAGCTTGTAGGCCTTCATGGTCCCCGGAGGACTCCCGGTGACGGCGTAGACCGTGCCGGCGGTCGTCGCGAACAGGCCAATGACGGGGCTCGTGAACATCTCGGTGGGGCCTGAAGGTCCGAGGCCCACGACCTGCTCGGCCACCGCAGTGTCCGGCGAGAGGTCGAACACCTCGATCCCAGGCCTGCGACCGACCGCTCCACGCATGTCCACCGCCACGTTGATCGCGAGAGGAGAGGCCCCGCCAAGCTGGTCAGAGCCGGACTCCTGGTTGTTCGCGAACGGTATGGGCTCCTGGGGCATCAGGTCTCGTTTACATCCTGTGCGGTGCCGACCTGGTACCACTCCACATCAGAGTTACCCCCGGCGGTAAGGGCCTTGAACTGGAAGATCGTGAGGTCGTTGTCCGAGATGACTGCCACACCACCCGCGGCAAGGTTCATCCGAGTCCCGGCGGTGAGGGTCACGTTTCCGCCCGTGCCGTCATTCCAGATCCCCAAGAAGAACGTCGCCCCTTCAGGGGCCTGGGCCAGCGTGCTGACCAGGTTGACAGTGATCGCCGCCCCGGACTGCCGCTGGATCGTGATCATTCCGAACTGGTCGGGGTCCAGCGAGACGGACGCCGAGTTGTCCAGAGTGGTCGCCCAGTTGGTGTCGCGGGACCCGAGCCAGACCTTGGTCTCGTCGGTCGAGGCCACAAAGTTGTACCGGATGACCGTGTCCCCGAAGGAGTTACCAGACTCAGAGAGCGTCTCGTCGGAGGCCAACGTGTCCGTCTTGATCGCGGTGATCGTGCCACCGCCGCCGTTGGGGAACCGACACCCGGTGATCGTGACGTTCCCGGTGACCACAATGTCCTCGATGGTCCCCGAAGTACACAGGTCGTTGGCGAAGTGGCACCCCACGATCCGCCCTTCGGAGATCCCGATGATCCCGGAGGTGGAGGCTCCAGTGGCCAGCGGAGTGAACCAGCACCCCTCGATGTAGGCCTCCGTGTCTGCGTCACGCAGCAGGGCAGCCGACTGGGTGATCAGCGCCAGGAAGAACTGGCAGTTGGTGATGTTCCACTGGCACCCGCCTGAATCGTTGATCAGAGTCCCCTTGGCGTTGGTGCCGTCTCCGAGGATCAGGTTCTCCAGCCGGAGGCCACCGGCCGAGGCGGTGATCATCTTCCCGGTGTTGGACTGCTCTGCTTTGATCGTCAGGTCCCGGATCGTGGTGTAGTCGTGTAGCCCCGTCGCAGCGGTATCAGGCCCCGAGAAGGACAGCGCATTGGCCGTGGCGTGGTCGATGGTGATCACCGACCCGGTCGTGCTCACCCCCCACATCGAAACCCCGTCGTGACAGGTCAGGGCGGTCTGGATCAGGTAGGTGCCCTGCGGGAAGTACACCACGCCACCGCCAGCCGAGTTGGCTGCGTTGATCGCCGCCTGGATCGCCGTGGCGTCGTCCGTCCCCCCGTCTCCGACCGCCCCATAGGTGGGGTCCTTGACGTTGTAGAACATGCCGGAGATCGACGCCAAGGCGGCTTGGATCGTCACAGCGTTCCCGCCGAACAGCACCTTCCAGTCGATGGCCCCCTGCTGGGTTTTCCAGAGGTCCAGAACGGTCTTCAGCGAGACCGGCTGGGAGGCGGCCGTGGTCGTGTCTCCGGAGCCGTCGTCGTAGGACGTCCCCGTGAACGACTGCCCGTTGACCTCCACCGCGCTCCCCTTGGAGCCGGCGACGAAGTTGCGTACCTCGTCGCCGTCCGAGTCCAGCACCTGGACCGAGACCATCCCATCCACGTAGATCTCCGCCCCACCGTTGGCGTCCAGGGTGATCGCCCCCGTCGCTCCGACCACGGTGCCCTCGAAATCCGTGTAGTGTGTGGCCTCGGTGGAGGTGCCACGCCGCGTCAGGAGAGCCGAGCCGTTCTCGGCCCCGCGTACTCCAGCTACAAGTGCGTCGATGAGATGCATTACCAGTACACTCCTGCGCTACCAGAAGAGGTCTGGACGTTGATGTAGCCCACCGTGCTGGTCCCCTTGAGCTTCACGATCGCCCCGCGGAGCAAGGAGAGGTTCTCGATGGCCATCCCGGAGGTGATGTCGAACGCGGAGCCATCCAGCGCCCAGTTGTTGCTGGACCCGTCCTCAAACCCCTCCGCTCCACCGTCGAGCACACACCCCTCCATCCGGAGGCCGCTGATGTCCCCACCGATCAGGATCGGCGGGTAGGGCTTGGCGGTGGAGGTGGTATCGGTCTCGGCCGAGGTGAAGGTGCAGTTGCGGAAAAACCAGTGATTCGCGCCGGCTGCGAAGGCCACCGCGTTGGCGTTGTTCTCGTCATTCACGTCGATGTGGACGTTGTCCAGCAGCCCGCCGTCGCCCGAGAGCGTGAACATGGACCCCGTGGTCGCCTGTGCCGGGACGGCGATCTTGATGTTCCGGAACTGGCAGTTGTGGGCCGACACCGTGAAGATGTCTGCCGTGGCGTGATTCAGCGTCAGGATGACCGTGGGAACCCCAGAGGAGGAGCCCTCTCCGATGATCGTCAACTGGGCGGAGATCGCCAGGGCCGCCGAGATCGTCTCGGTGTGGCCATCCAGCATGATGATCGTGTCCCCCGCGGAGGCAGCAGCTACCGCAGCGGACAGGGCCGCAAGCGGCATCTTCCGGTCCAGCCCGGTGTAGGCCGCGTTCCCCGTGGTCACGTCCACGTAGTAGGTGGACCCAGACTGGACGATGGGCTTGCGGGTGACCAGGGAATCCCCGGTTGTACCGCCGTAGCCGTTGGTGAGTGTGTCAGCCATAGGGTCCCTTGTGAGAGGTGTACATCTGGAAGCCCGGCCGCTCGTTGGCCATACCACGGGCAGCGTTCAACGCCCGGTGGGCCTGCATCTCCAGGTACGAGACCTTCTGGATGCTCAGCGAGGAGGCCTGGGCCAAGTCGGCCGCGAGCCGCTTCTTCAGGAAGTCCATCCAGTAGGTCTGGAGATCCACGGTGGCGTTGCCGTCGTCCACGTCGGCCAACTTCCGGGTCACCCGGAACCGCATCGTCCCCGCCTCATCTGGGATCGGCCAGACCCATGCCTGGACCGTGTTCCCCTCCCGGTGGGCGTAGAACCGCGTCGGGTTCCCAGTGGCATCCTTGGCGCCGTACTGGTGCCACTCCACCTGGGAGATCTGGCGCATGATCGTCTCGCCGCTGGCCCGATCCGTGTCGGTCTCGGACGCCGGGATGTACATGCAGGGGTCGAGAATATCCAAGGTGTTGGCACCCAGGTCGAACTTGTAGGTCTCCGCCGTCACCTGTGCCGCGGTGATCGTCACCTCGTCGAACGTGGTGGCCCGAGCCTGATTCGACACGGTCGGCAGGGAGTCCAGTATGTCCTCGAGCAGAGCTCGTCCGCCGCGCAACTGAGCGCTGTTGGCGTTGGACGACACCTCGACGAGCCCGGCGAACTTGTAGGCCCGGTCGACGATCTTGTTGACGGTCCACTCCCGCCCGATGGAGGTCGAGACGGTCACGGCAGATGGCTCCCATCAGTGAGTTGGGTGACGGCCCCCTGGCCACGCTCGCTGTCCTGCTTGGCGCCCCCCGGGTAGTGCTTGCCCCCACGGGGCCTGGCGGCCTGGTTGGCGTTGCCCTCGGACAGCGTCAGGGAGTCCCTGCCCGGGAAGTCGTCCGGGCAGTACCAGAGGCCATCACGCTTTCGGCGCATCTTCCCCCGGTGCCACAGGGCCCCGCAGATGTCGCAGAGGAACGTCCCCAGGGGGCCCGGAGGCTGCCGCTTGCCGACCGTCCTCATTGCACACCCCCTATGCGCATGATACCCTCGTGGGTATGCCGATCCTGATCCTCGTCCTCACCATCGCCTTCCCGAACATCCACCTGCTTCCCTCCGAGGAAGAACGTGCGGCCGAACTGTGTGAAGCCCGGCGGGCTATGAACCTCACGTGCCCCGGGGAGGTCCTCGCACCCTTCGTGCTCCCCCCAGGACTCAAGCCTGGGAATGTCTACGAGGTGGAATCTGGGACAGTCCTTCACTGAGCCCCCCGGATGAAGAACTGTCCGGTGGCCTTGAAGAACTCCTCCTGGAAGGCGTCCTCCAACTCTCGCTGGACCTCCTCCTGGTTGGGGAGGCTCTCGAGGTCGACTCTACCGTCCGGTGTCCGTGGAATCGGCTCGGCGGTCCCTTCGGCTCGAAAGAGGTTCTCGGCGGCATTTTTGGCGTCCGCCGCGAGGTAGTCATTCAGCGTGGAGTTTTTCGTCAGGTTCGCCCCGTGCTCGCCGGAGAAGGGCGTGCGCGTGTTCTTGTGAGCCCGCTGCTCCTGGCTCAACTTGGCGTACTTCTCCTCCACCTTCTCCCGGGCGGACATGCGAGCCAAGGCCTCCAGGGCGGCCTGTAACTCCTGGTCATCCTTGCTCCCACCGCGGCCGTCCGACCCCCCACCATCACCCGTGGGTGGCGGTGGCTGTGGGGGCGGCAGCGCGTCCGGAACCGCATACATCCCGCCACCATGGAACTGGTAGGGGGATGACGGCGTCGAGTTGGCGCCGAAGGGGCTTTGGGGCTGGTATGGGTCTGCCATGGTGAGGTGCCTGCACCCGGCAGGTACGCCCCACCGGGCAGCCGAGAGCCGCTAGGAGGTGACCGCCGGGGCAAGGATCCCGGAGGTACTCTTGAGGCCGTCCGAGGAGTAGTTGTTGAAGAAGTGGACCAGCAGGTTCGTGGAACCCGCAATGACGATGCCGGCGGTGGCTGGACTCGCGGCGTTCGCGATGGTCCCAACGTAGTTGTCGTAGCAGACACCCGTGGCAGCGACGTCCGCCATGGAGATCGCCGCCGTGCTTGCAGCGTACTGCTGGTCGATGACGTTGCCGGAGATCTGGATGTTCGTGGCCGCAGCCGTGAGCCGGATGAGCCCGACCGTGGTGCTGTTCGAGGTTCCGAAGATCCGGTTGTCGCAGATCTGTGGATTGTCGACCGTGGCCGCCAGGGAGACCATGAAGGTGGCTCCACCAGCGGTACACCGGATCGTGTTCCCGGCGATGACGCAGTCTTCCCCGCCGGTCTCGATGTCGATGAGCGACAGGATATCCGTGCCGGTAGCGATGCCAGCATCCACGTAGCATCCGATGATCTTGCAACCCGCCTTGGAGACGGAGATCGCCTCCGTGACGTCGTTCGCGTCCGCGTTCAAGCGGAGGTTGGCGATCATGATGTTCTTCACATCCATGTCCAGGTTGTCGCTCGCGGTGCTCCAGTTGAGCGTCGGAGCGTCATCCTGGTCCGGCGAGCCGGCTCCGATGATCTTCGTCCCGGCAGTGATGCTGGTGAACAGGGTAGTGCCCACAGCCTCGCTGTGCCCCGGCAGAACCACGATGATGTCCCGCCCAGAGGTGGACGCGGCAATCGCCGTGGAGATGCTGGAGTAGAAGCTGCTCGTGACAGCGGCCGGGTCGTTCGTCTGCTGCCCGGTGGAGCGCACGTAGGCGGAGACGACATAGCCGTGGGGCGTCTGCCCGTTGGCGACTGCGTTTGCGAAAGCGACGTCTTGCTGCCAGGTCATGGTGTTCTCCTATGTTCCCGCCGCCGGAGTCAGGATCCCGGACTTGATCGGCTCGTCGACCGAGTAGCACTCCACCGTCTTGAACAGCGCAGCCGCGCCCAGGACTGCGCCCTGAGCCGTCGCGGTCCCGTCGTTCATGGTGCAGTACGTGTTGTAGGCGAGGATGCCGTCAGCAGCCACGTTGTCCACGGTCACGCACGAGGTCGAGCTCGTGTGCGTGTTGTACAGCATGTTGTTCGCAATGACGCAGTCCAGGGCTGCCACCGTGATGTGTACGACACCATTGGCCGCCGTCGCCGAGCCGATCCACTCGTTCCCGATGAACCGGAAGCCAGACGGCACCGTGCCGCCCACGAGCTTGATCACGTCGGTGGAGTTATGGGTCTTGGTCCCGCGGATCCTGCATCCAGCAATCGTGCAGTCCAGGCCCGCAGAGCCGACCTCGATGGCGATCGTCGCCTTGTTGGAGGCCCCGGTCGCATGGACGATCTCGCAGTCCGAGATCACGCAGTCCGCTGCGGTAATCACGATCCCCTTGACCACGACGGCCCCAGAGATCGCCAGGCGCAGCCCGGAGATCTGGACGTCAGCGTTGTCGATGGCCCACTGGCTGGTCGTCGCCGTCCAGGTGAATGTGGGCATGTTCGCCCCGTGGCCGTACCCGACGATCCGGGTCCCGGCGACCAGATTGTCCAAGTCCGTGGTCAAGGCGACATTCTCCGCATGTCCGGGCCGGACCACGATGATGTCGTTCTTGCCGGCGCGGCAGCGATTCAGGGCAGCCGCGAGGGTCAGGACAACCATGTCCTTGATCGCATGGTCGTCGCCGTCCTGGACACCGTTGCTGTCCACGTACGCCACCACCTCGCCGTCAGGTGGAAGCAGGGTGCCGAAGGTGGTCTTGATCCCGGCTCCCACCCCAACGCGGGGCAGGCCGTCGAAGAGGCGTGTGCCTCTGGCGTTGGGAACAGTGCTCATGGCTTATGCCTCCACGCAGATGATGCTTCGGGGGTTGCTCCAGCCGCGCGCCGAGCGGTAGCTGTTGCTGTACTTCATGTGCTCGTAGTCGTTCTCGGTCCAGGAACGGCCACGAGGCTTCCGGCGCCAGCGCCACTGGAGACCGTCACCCGCGTCCGTCTGGACAGCCCAGTTGGTCGTGGTGTTGTTCCAGTATTTGTTGGCCACCAGCTTCAGGTCCATGTCCTTGAACACGTTGATCGCGTTGAACTGGCCGGCTTCCGGTGCATGGCTCGAGCCCAGGATGATCTTCCAGGTCTCCCACTGGTCGACTGGGCAGAGCACCCGCTTCAGCGAGTAGCCCTCGGTCACCCCGTCGTGGCCGGGCATCTTCGCCGCGATCGTGCGGACCACGCTCAGAGCAGCGCGACTCGGTGACATGGGGGTCGCCATGACGTTGGAGAAGGTTCCGCTGGAAGGCAGGGTGTGACTTGCGCTTCCGAGTGCCACACCGTCTCCGCCGACGTACGAGGCGGAGAACATCCGGTGCAGCATGAGGGCCGCATCCACGTCAGCCGTCTTGTGCATGGAGCGGTTCAGCCGCTTGGCGGCCTTGATCACTTCCTTGTACTTGTTGTCCTCGATCGCCTCTTCCGTGATGATCAGCTTCATCCCGTAGGTGCGAGCCTGGTACCGCGTACGGTACCCTTCGCGGATCGTCCCGAGAGAGATCTCGGAGCCCTCGGCCTTCTCCGAAGCCAACCCGGGACCGCCGACCTCCAGGTCGTCCTCCCAGGCGTCCTTCATGTCGCTGACCTCGCAATACTGCGTCAGGAGAAGGTTCTTGGAGTCCTTGTCCGTGACGACCGTGTTGAGGGTCAACTTGAGCGCGTTCGCGATGTCGCCAGAAAAAACTGTTCCTGCCATGACTGTCTCCTAGATGCCGAGGACTTCCGTGATTTGGCCGAGGTTGTTCGACTGGACCAGGATCTTGACGTTCGCGCCAGAGAAGTCCTGGTTCTTCGCGGTCTCGGACACACCGATGATCTTCCAGAAGAAGGTGTTGGTAGTCGCGGCGGTCGAGATGTTGATCTTGGGGGCTAGTCGGGCCGGCGTCTGTGAAGCCGCACCGCTGTTCACCATCTCCACGTTCAGCATGATGAGCAGGTCGTAGGCCGCTCGGGTTGTGGCGGTCGTGGCGTCATCGACGTCCACCTCCCACACGACACCCTCCACGGGAACAACCGCGACCATGGACCGGCGGGCCAGAATGGTCCCCCAGTTGACGTCGCTCGGGAGCGCCTTGGTCGGCCGCATCACCTCGCCGTCCCAGTACGGACCGACTCCGACCACCACCCCGTAGGGGGACTCGGCCGTGTCCTCGTCGCCGTCGCACTGTTCGACGCCGCCGGAGGCGTTCAGGCGAACAACGTCGCCCTTGGTGAGCTCGGCGTTGGCCTGGCCGCCGTTCACGTCGAATGACTGTCCCGTCACGACGTGATGCCAGATCGGGGTCGGACGAGGACCACCGTTGATCGTGTGGTGGTACCGGAAACCGTATAGTGCGGGATTGTCTGCCATGGTCTTACTCCGTTACGAAGGTCTCTGTGAAGCCGTGGTCGCGGTCGGCGGTCAGGTGCGCGTATCGACGGGAGATCCCCCTCATGGGGTCTTCCTGCCCATCGTGGTCCACCAGATTTTCCTCGAGCACCTTGCTGAAGTTCCAGCCGGTGCCGCCACCCTCGCCCTCGTTCTGGATCTGCTGATGCCCTTCGGCATCGATCTCCATGAGAAGGTGGTCTCGGGCCACGATCTCTCGCCCGGGCTCCCGGTCCGCACTCCGTCCGCTCAGGACGTGGGGACCGACAGGGTTGCCGGACTCGTCGTACTCCCAGGTGCAGGGGCGGTACCCCATGTCCAGGTACCTCGCCACCTCGTCACCGCCTGTGTAGACCAGGCAGTAGTGGAATCCGGGCTTGCGGTCTCGCACTCTCTGCCAAGGAGCCGATGCGGCGTCCACCGGGCGGGAGGTGCGGGCGGGGGCGGTCTTTTTGCTTCCTCGGGGTCTTGCTGCCACTGTGGGTTCTCGGCGCGGTGCAGTTTGCGCGGACTCCTCCAGTTGACAGGCAAACCGAGTGAGGCCTCGGGCGCCGACTGGCGACCCACTTGGCAGTGGACGCCGATGCAAGGACGATATGGGGCTGTTACGCCCCTGTCAACTGCGCGTTTGCCGGATATATGTAACCGTTGTTACTCATATCCGCGATCACCGCTCTTTTGACTTCACCAGTTCGGCTCCGGGGCCCCTGGCCCATGCCTTGTGGCGTTCTGCGCGATCCTCGATGTGGGAGTAGGCGGCGTCGGCCATGGCCTGGAACTCGGGGATCATCCTGATCGATCGCTTCGGCTGGGATGCGCCCGTGCCGCCGGCTGTGCTGGAGTGCCGGCGCCGGGAGGCTCGGGAGGGCTCCTCGCTGACGCTCGAGCGCGTGAGCCCGAACTTCTTGCGGGCCTCCTTCATCACGTGGTCGTGGAGTTGCTCGGCGTCGACGGTCGGGCGGCCCTGGTCGTCTTGGTACTCTTCGGCGAGCAGTTGGTAGCGGGCGGAGGCCCACTTGAGGTGGCGCTGGTTACCGTAGATGTCCGGGTTCCTGGCGGCGTTCTGCCTCTGGATCACCTCGTAGGCGGTCTGTGTCGAGTCCGGGGGCTGGGACTCGGTCGCCTGCCGCATGATCAGGAACTTCTCCTCCTGCATCAGGTGGTACCGGCGCTTGTACTCGCGCTGGGTGTCGGGGTCTTCCTTCCCACCGTTGCTGGCCACCTCACCGGCATAGGCCCGCTCCAACTGCTCCATTTGGTCGTACAGGTTGTCCAACCGGGCCCGTGGGCTGACCCCTTGCTGCTGCGGTCTCTGTTGCAACTGTTGCTGGAGGCTCTGGTTCTGCTGCTGGATCGCCCGTAGTTGCTCTTGGGTCCGGACCGTCTCGTCCCGCTGTGCTTGGAGGGCCTTGAAGATCTCGCCGCGCTCCCGCTTCTTCTCGGCGTGGGTCTTCTTCTCGTCGTCGTCCTCATCCGGCTCAGTGGAGATCTCCGGGGCGGAGTCGCCGATCTCCCGGGGCTCCTTGCTGAGAAGGCGCTCCATGTTGGAGAGCTCGTCGCTGATGTCTACGTCGTCGTCGTCCATGGTGGGGTCCTAGTAGTCCTCCGGATGCTCATCCGGCAGGGGGTGGGGGTGGTTGGTGTAGTGGTGAAAAGTGCCGCCTTCATCCGCGGTGGCAGAGATCGCTGTATCCCCGGCGAGGATCGAGGCCCGGAGGTCCTCGGAGCCGACGACGTCCCCCGACTGGAGGATGATCACCTTGTTCTCCCTCGCGCCGGTCCAGCCCGTCCGAAGCCGAAACGGCGCCGCCCGGAGGAAGATCACCATGTGGCCAAGGTGGATCCCGTGGGAGGTGAGCCGGTCTCGCGCCTCCAGCCCTGCGGCGAGCAGGATCCCGCGGGGGGCCTCGTCCTTCCGAGCCTCGGCGGTGGTGTCGGCCATGTGGATCCCGGTGTTGCCGAAGGTCTGCTTCCCCTCGTCCCGGGCCATCTGCCACACGAGGATCCGGTCCAGGTAGGGCTGGACGGAGAAGGCGTTGTCGGGGATCCCGAACTCGAGCCGCCGTTTGTCCAGGAGCGGCTCGAGCCCGATGGCCCCGGGTGGGGACATTGCATCTTTTCGCGCCTTGGACGTGGCCAGGACGGTGGCGAGGAGCATGGGGTCCATCCCCTGCTCCCGGAGTTGGTCCTCGGAGACTTCGCCGAGAGACTCGTATTCTGAGCCGCAGGAGGAGCAGTTACTCACTGGGGGCCCCCTCTCCGAAGAGCATCGCGTTGGCCTTCAGCGCAACGTAGGCCGCGTGGGACCGGGTGACCTTCACGTCGGTCGATGCGGCGCAGACTCTCAGGAGGGCGTCGAGGGCGGCTTCGGACTGCTTGTCAAAGCCTTTCGCGCTCTTCCGGGTGTAGGGATGTTGTAGCCAGCCTTCTCGTGCTTCGTCTGTCATTGTGCCTCAGGGGGTGGGGTCCCCGGCGGTTGTGGTGGTGGGAGACCCAAGGGGGTCTGTACAGGTGGTGGTTCGGGTCCGATCAGTGGGATCAGGTCGTAGCGCTTGTGGGCCTCAAGTACAGCCTTGAAGGCTGCCCAGGCGAGCGGGATGTTGTAGGCCAGGACCGGGACGGTCGTGACCATCTGGAACATGTTTTCGGCCTCGGCGATCTTCGCTTCCTCGCCCGTGAACCGCAGGTCGGAGCGGATCTCCACTCCGTAGTTGCGGCGGTACATCTCCCGCCCGATCGTCACCGGACGCTGGATGTTCTGCTTCCAGTCGGTGATGTGGATCACCTCGAGGTCGTCGAGGTGGATCGCGTTCAACTTGGCGTTGTTGAGCAGAACCTGGCGCAGGAAGATGTCGGCGAACTTCCGGCCGATCACACTCAACTGCTTGGTCGCCTGCTCGATCCGCATCTGGATCCCGCGGGCGGTCTCCCCTGACTTCCCGGCCTCTCCGCTGAGTACGTCTGGGCTCTGGATCGACGACTGGGCCTGGTCGATGGTCAGCTTGACCCCGTCCATCAACTGCGGGCTCGCCGGCCCCGGCTTCAGTTGCCGGATGTTCGATGTGAGCTCCTCGCCGGTCACCCCCTTCACCTTGTGGACGATTCCGGGCTGCCAACTGAATGGCTCCTTGAACTCCACGTTGTCGGTGACCAGCAGGCCGGTGGCGTTGGCCTGGGTAGCCGCGTCGATGAACTGAGAGAGCATGGTGTTGGCCGAGCGGTTGAAGTCCGCTTGGATCCTGCCGACCGGGACGCCGTGGGCTCCAGCCATGTTCTCCAGGCCCACCCCATGGGAGTAGAGCCGGATCGGCACCATCCGGGGCTTCTCGGGTTCGGAGTCGTCAGCCTCCATCCACTGCGGGCGCTGGGGGATCGACGGGTAGGGTATCGAGTTGGCCTGGTCCATGGACGCCTGCCGGAACTCGGGCCCCACGATCTCGTCGGTGGAGGCCATCTCCTCAAACATCCCGGCATCCGCGTTCCGCTGGGCCAGTTGCTCGTCGTAGAACCCCTTTTGCTGCTTGTAGGCTTCGGCCTCCAGTCTCTGCCCCTCATGCCGGACCTCTTCGCGCCAGTCCGGCTCCTCGTGGATCATCATCGAGAGGATGTGCTTCGTGGCGTGGTGGAGGATCACCTTGCACCAGCGGTGACGGGTCTGCTCGGGCAGTTTGATCCACCCTTCGTACTCCAGGATCCGGTGTGGGCCGTCCGTGTCCGGGGTTTCGACCCCCATGGAGTCGTTCACCTGGGTGGCGAACACGGCTTCCGGCTCATCCTCCCAGGATGGTGGGCCGCCAGTCATGGCCTCCTGGACATTGGCCCAGTCCCCGTCACGGCGCTCCAGGTCGTGCTCGGACAGGTACAGGATCTTCGTGTGGTGAGAGATGTCGCTGTAGTCTGGGGCGACGGAGACGTAGGTGTACGCCGGGATGAACTGGTCGACGGTGAGCACCTCGTGCCGGTTGACCCGGTTGTCCTCGTCCCAGTAGGAGTGACAGGTCATGTCCCCGTGGATCAGTTGGGCCAGGACGGCGCGGTCCATCTGCCGTGAGAAGTCGCGGATCTGCGTGCGCAACTGCCAGTTGAGGTGCAGGGAGAGGTTCTCGGCCATCTCCTTGTCTTCCGGGCCTGTGGGGACGTAGCCGGCGATGTTCTTCCAGTCCCCGAAGATCTCGCCCACCAGGCGGGCGTGGACCCGGGTGAGGTTCTCCAACATGATCGGGACGTTCGGATTCGCGCTGTTCTCGTAGGGGTAGGTCTTCTCGGGCATGTCCCCGACGAACACCCTCCAGTCCTCTGCGGCCCGCTCCCGGTACTCCGTGGTGTTGTCGTAGTCGTCCGTGAAGTTGTCGTAGACGATGTTGGCGATCTTCTTCAGGGCCTCACGGCCGACATCGCTCTGCTCGAAAGCGAACACGAGGTTGAGGTCGTCGTCGCTGTAGATCAGGCGCTCTTCCACCTCAACCTCGATGACCTCCTCCTCGGTGGACACCTCCTCAAAGTCGCCGTAAGTCTCTTCGGTAAGCGTGTCTGCCATGGTCAGATCCTATCAGTAGCCCCACCTGGGGCGTTGTGGTCGGTCGTCGTACTCGTCTCGGTCGTCATCCAGGTCCGGAGCGGACAGGTTCCCAGCCGAAGCATACGCAACCCCATAGCAGATGCTGTCATGCCAGTGGTCCTCACCACCGTCAAGCGGCATCTCTGGATGCTTGGGGTGAGCCGGGATTACGGGGAGCGTTCGGAGGGCGTTGCGGCAAGTGTGGAAGAACATCAGGCCGGGACGAGTCGTGCCGCCATCGTGGTCCTGGAGCCGTGAGAGCACGAGTTGGGCGTTGCGGGCCCGGGAGCGCTTGTCGGCCTTCACCCACCGGATCCCTCGCTTGATGAACTCCTGCGCCTTGGTCAGCCCGATGTCGCCGCGTTCCTCCCAGAGTTGGGTGTCAGCGGGGCCCACGATCACAGACCGGCCACTCTTCCACAGGCCCAACTCCACCTCCACGTCCTTGATCTCCGCTGCAACTTGGCCAGCGTCCTTGCCCTGGAACGTCAGTTCGCGGGTGACGTAGATGTTGCCGTCCGGGTCCTGTGCGTACCAGTGGACACACCCGGGCGCCTTGAACCCCCAGTCCATGCTCCTCCACTGGGGCCATTCCGGCGGGATCTTGAATGTCTTGGCGATGTGGATCTCCACGATCCAGGAGTCGCCGTAGTACGACCCGGGGGCGAGATACCAGTTGCCCTCCAGCATGGCCTGCTGGATGTGCTTCGGCTTGGTCCGGAGCGTCTCCTCGTAGGACCGCCGAAAGGCCGGATCCGGGTTGTCGGACAACTTGGCGGGGATGTAGATCCGCTCGTGGTAGTACGTCGACCCGTCCCCCATGATGATTTTGCGGCGCAGGTTCACGCGGCCCTTCGGAGCGGGGTCGACGAATCGTTCCCGAACCCAGTGAGGATTGGAGACGGCGATGTTCACCCCCTCCTTGATCGACATGACCGGGTTGGACATCATCCGGATCTTCAGAGACTCGCGCAGGACGGGGTCGGACGACCGGAGCCGGGTCGAGATCTGGTCCACCTGCTCCTCCTCAAACTCTACGGCCTCATCGAACCCGAGATGCGTCTGGCTGCTCACGATGGAGAACTCTGTTATATAATGGTTCGCATCATCCACAGTGAGGTCGAATGTCTCATCCCACCCAGACCACGAAAGCGTCGCAATCCCCCTACGGACGGCCTCTGACCGATCTCGAGCCTCCCCAGAGTAGAAGTGAGGGTAGGACCACCGTTCACGGCGGCTACGTGGTGGAGGAGTGCCCGAATCACCCTCGGGCAAACAAGTGGGGCTACCACGCCCAGCATCGCCTTGTGGCCGAGCATTGGATGGGTCGGCTCCTCCGCGAGGGTGAGGTCGTTCACCACGAGGACGATAACAAGCAGAACAACGAGCCGGTGAACCTATGGGTATTTCGGACCCACGCGGACCACATGCGGCACCACAAGCGCACGTCGCTTCGGTACCGCGAAGACCTGGCTGCGTCTCTTCGGCCGATGGCGGGATGCCCTCAGACGTCAATCCGAACAGCGGCACTCCGGATAGGGGTCTCCGAGCTGACAGTTCGGGCGATCCTTGATGTCCACCAGATTCCGTGGACAAGCGCCGGGAGGAAAGCGCTCTCAGAAGAGTCGGTTCGTGAAGCACTACAGGGACGGACAACGCTGGAAGCCGCAAGACATCTTGGTGTGAACCATCAGACCTTACGAAACCGATTCCCTGGACTACTGAAGAAGCGCGCACGACCGGGCTTTCTGGACGCTCGAAAAGCAGAGATTCGTAGTCTTGCCACACATACCCGCTCAGCCGAGATCGCTGAGATGTACGGTGTTCACCATGAGACGGTGAAAGATGCGATCCGTCGATGGGCCACAGAAGAACCGGGTGAGTGGTCGGAAATACGTGCGTTCCAACGATCTCGCCGCGGTATTGAATGGTCGAAGAAACGCAGGGTTTCCTCCCAGTAGCGTAGGTGTGGGTGACTCGCCGAGGACCATCCAGCGTCATCACAGCATCGCCTACCTGTATCTCCTCGATGGCCTTGAGGCTGTTGTCCCCCATCACCACTCGTTCGCCCTTGGCCATGCAGTATTCCGCCGAGTGATACTGCATCCAGGAGTCCTTGTCCTTGCAGTGGCCGAACTGGTACCGGTAGCCGCTGGAGAAGACGTAGGTGTTCGTGGAGGCCTCCCACTTGCAGCCCCTGTCGATCTTCGGGAACACCCGGTGAGCTCGCTGGAGGGTGTGCTGCAAGGACGGCATGATCCGGCGGAGGTGGAGCGCCCAGCCCACGGAGGTCCCGGGCTCCAGCGGGAAGGGGTGATTCTCGGCCGGGTCACAGCGGCGAGACTCCTCCAGGGCTTGGTAGATCGGGTCCCACAGCAGGACCAGTGACTTTCCGGGACCCGCCGACCCTGCCCCAAGCGCCTCCCGGTGGTGGAGGTTGTGGAACTCGTGCCCCCACGGGGAGGGCGTGTACAGGGACCCTGGCTCGATCACACGCCAATCCCCTCGTCGAAGTACGCAATCCACTTTTCGTCCCCATCCACGTAGATCTTGACGTATCCCTCGCAGGTCATGCCGTTCGACGTGTCGACCACGGTGACGGTCCCGGTGTCGACAAGTTGGTACGCATTGGTGATCGAGATAGTGTCGGCCACTCCACCGAGGTCGTCGTCAACTCTGAGGGTCCCGCCTCTGGCCACCCCAGTGACGGTCAAGCTGGCGCCGGATGCCTGTCCGCTTGAGTCGATTAGCCAGTCATCCTCAGTCACCCAGTTCGTTCCATCCCCACGGATCACAGCATCCAGGGTGGGCGGAGTGGGCATCCCTCCAGGCCACAGGGCCCATGTGCTCGTAGTGGCGACAACGGCCGTGCAGTAGTACAGGCGGTTCGTTCCGAGGTTGAAGCACCGGTCGTTGACACGGATCCCCCAGTCGAGGCCACGAGCCTCGATGTCGGCTATCGTGTCCGACTCCCACGTGCGGAGTGCGTCGAACTTCCTTACGGATTTAGCGCCCATGTGACCTCCTGGACCTGGCAGTACGGGATCCAGGTGATCTCAGTGTTGGCCTCTCCGGTGACTTTCAACTCGATCCGGTCGTCGGTCTCCACGAGGTCGGCACAGGCTGAAGAAAGCGTCGAGTACGGGGAGTAGATCGGGCCGGAGAGCAGGTTGACGTGCTCCTTGGCCAGAACCCCATTGTTCATGGAGTAGGTGATGTCCCACTCCTCGATGACCGAGTCATGGCCGGCGACGAACCCGACCGCCCGCACGTGGATCCGGACGGTCTCGTCGGCTCCGACCGTGTGGGACGTGACAAGGGTCTGAGTGGCGTCGGTTGTGGTAACCCTGTTGGCGCTCCACGAGTAGGAGGCCAGTTCGTTCGCCTTGTCACGGGTCGCCCGCAGAACAGGGTGGGACTCGCGCTTGACGTACTCGTCGGCGTCGTCCGGCGGCCTCGCGCCAACCTGGTGCTCGATGGACTTGAGTTTCACTTGGTCAGAGGCTCCAGTTCTCGCATGATCGCCGCAAAGAGGTTGTTCCTGACCACCATGTCCTCGGGGCCCTTCTCCATGAAGCGGATCCTCTCAGGCTCCAGAAGTTCGTGCCACGCCTTGCTGGCATCGCCGTGGTACCCCAGGTCGATGAGCAGCATCCTGTCTGCTGCGTGCGCGATCATGGCGCAGCGGTGCTTGTGGAGGGGCCGCAGGTCCCGGTCGATGGTCCACTGGTTCCCCTTCAGCGGGAGAAGGATCTCCTCCTCCGGGCGGTCGAGGCGGATGAAGTCCATCCCGCCCTTGCGGATCCGGTACCCACGCTGGCCGTCCCTGATATTCCGCCACCACTCCTCCTTCCCGGGCTCTGGCGCCCAGTCGTCGGGCTGGTCCATCAGTCCTCCACGACCTGGGACGGGTAGACCTTCTGCTCCCCACTGGTCAGCACCACCATCTTGATCTCCATCTTGTTGGGCTGCGGCTTTTCCGCGCGGGAGCGGATCAGCCCGGTCAGCACCGTGGTCGCCACCTTGATCCCAGCCGGGGCGTCCTTCTGGGACATCTGCGCAGCCGTCACGTACCGGAGCATGATCTCGGCCTGTTCCTGCCCGTGGTCCATGACCCACTGCGCGGGCGGCTCCGTGGTCCCGTAGGGGATCTCGCCGAACCGCATGGCGAGTTGGCAGACCCGTGCAGCCTCCTCAAAGACGGAGTCCTCGATGGCCTTGAGGGCGACCTGCTTCTGGTCCTTCGCCTCCCAGGGGGTCGGTTCCTGGGTGTTGATGGGGGCCAAGGCCTCCTCCTCGGGTTCAAGTAGTTCTTCCAGCCAGTTCAAGGGCACCAGCCCACTTCGCGGAACGCTCGCCTGAACGTATCACGATGTGGGCCGAAGTACGTAACACACGTGTCGAAGGTCGCACCGTCGCCCTGGTCGAACCCCTCTGGCATCTCGTACTTCACCCGCCCGCGCGGGAAGCAGTGAGCCTGAGCGGCGGCAAGAAAGTCGTGGAACCACAAGGAGTTGACCGACGCGGGGCTCACGAAGATCAGTTGTCCCTCGGGTATGTCCTCGGCGTACTGCCACGCCAAGGCCGCCCACATTCGGATCGGGCGGGTCTTGGACCACGGCGGGTTACAGAACACACTCGCGTGCCCCCAGTCCTGGGAGAGCCCATCGTCGGCCTCCGTGTAGAACGTGGCGGCCTTGGTAGGGTTGTCCGAGTCCGTCGCCACGTCCAAGAACTGGCCGAGCACCTCGCGCGCAGGATCCAGGATCCTCGCCGGGGTTCTCCACACGCACTGGGAGACCTGTGCGTTGTGGTGACTCACACTACGACCAGCTTCCGGTTGGTCAGAACGTCCGTCTCCACCACCGCGTGGACGATCTGAGCGATCCCGCAGGCCCCAAGGTAGGCGCCACCGACCACCCCGGATGGTAGCGAGGTCCCGCCGTTCTTGAAGTGGAGCTCGCACTCCAGCATCACGTCGATGTCCTGCTGGCGCTCCACGCTGTCGTCGAGGGCGTCCTTCTTGTCGCTGAACACCCCCACGATGGTCTGGGAAACGCCTCCGTCCTCCATGATAACCCTGCGATACACCAGATAGACCTTCATGCTTTGTTCCTCCTGGACCTGTACACCGCCAGGACCTCTTCGTGGGTGAATGGCTTGTCCTCGCAAACCGCCAAGAATACGCCGGGCTCGGAGGAGAGGTTCCAGTAGTGGATAAACCCCAGCACGTGCTTCCAGCCGTCCCCGCGCAGGTACGGGGTGTCGCAGGGGCCTCCCTGGAGGCCGTCCTCGATGACCTTCTGGGCCCCCATCGCGAAGTTGCTCGGATCCCGGGTTCGCTTCCGCTCAAAGTGCAGGTACGTGAACCATGCCGGCGTCTCCACCTCCGGGAACCGCTGCGCCAGCGCCAGCAACTGGATCTCCCTGGTCATCTCCTTCTTGTGCAGGGAGTACGCCGTACCCTTCCCGCGGCGCTGCTTCGTGGCCAGGAGGATCTGGTTCATCCCCCACAACGGGCCGGGGACCCACAGGGACGCAATCACTTGGCCACCTTCTTCTTCCCGACCTTGCGGCGCTTCGCCTTCTTGCGTATAGTTGGGGAGGCCATGGGTTGGCCACTCTCGGGACCCTCGACAGCCGGACCTTCAGGCGCCGGAGTCGGGGGTCCCACTATTTGATGGGTAGCGGTCTCCTGCGGCCGGTTCCGGGTCAACCGGACGAACGGCGGGGCTGTCATGGTCGTCCCCAGCACCCGGAACCCCAACCGGCCGAGCATCATCACCAGCCCGGGACTGTTCCGAACTGCTGCCTGCGGGATCAGCCCGCGGGATGCCGAGATCAGGAACCACTGTTCCACGATGATCTCTGCGGCCTGGTGCATCGCACGCAGCGGGGCGTTCGGATTCCCGATCGCGAAGTCGGCGAACAGGAACGGCCCCGCCTGGTACAGGTAGGTCGCGGCTACCAACGTCCCTTCTCCATCGCAGACGATAACGGCGTCCTGGGGCTCAGGGGGCGGGATGAGGCCGTAGGCCTTGTGGAGGTCGCACACGTCCCTGTGCGTTCGCGTCGATCTTGTGGAAATATACAGGTGCATGAAACTGCCTACTCCCTACGCCCGTTCGCTGCCGACCGTCCCGCCGGACCGGGGCGACGGGTTTCTGCGGGTGGATGTGAGGAACTTCCTCGGACACCATTCCCACGTCCGGAGGGCTCTGGAGTACCTTGGCGTGGAGGTGAAGCGCGGGGAGATAATGTCTCCCGAGTTGGTCCGGGAGGTTGTGCGGATCCACTACTGGTTCGTGGGGCGACACGAGCTCCGTCGGCGTCGAATCTCGCTCTGAACTCAACGAGCATGTAGTCGGCGGATTCGGCTGCGGCCATCTCTGCGCTCAGGAACTCGTCTGCCCGCACCGGGAGCCGGCCGGCCGGGGCCTGCAAGTACCCCTCGAGAGCTCGGCAGGCGAAGGCTAGCCACGCGGCGTCATCCTTCACGCCGACTCCGGCAGCCGGTGGACCCACGTCTTGCTGCCGTACTCGTACGTCACCGGCCACGTCTCAGCCGGCCACTTCACGTGGTCCCACGGGAACGCTGGCCCGGGGTCTAGCTTGGCGCCAGCCCTGTCCTCGTACCAGTCGCTGTGCCCGCAGTGGTACTTGATCGTCGGGTGGGCAGCCTGGAGGGCGTCGACCAGCCGCTGAATCGCCAGCCACTGCTTGCCGGTGTAGTCCTCCCACTTCGTAGTCCGCGACCGCGGGTTGGGGTGGCGGCCCTCATGCACCTCGGTCTTGGCCGCCGTCTCCTCCGTCAGCCAGCCCTTGTTGCACATCTCCACCCCGATGAACCGCTGGTTGGCCTGCCCGAGACCGTCCATGAAGTTGAGCCCGGGGGCCACGTGCCACGCTGCTCTGGAGGTCTCCACGCTCTGGACGATGGTCCCGTCACGGCCGATGGAGAAGTGAGCCGAGACCCGGTTCTTCTTCCGCTGGTAGTCCTTCCGCGCCACCTCCTCGGCATCGCGCCAACCGCCCGTCCAGTGCCAGACCACCCCGATGACCTCCTTCCCCTTGCGGCTTGAACTGGCGCTGGTGGGGATCCATAGGAACTGCTCAAATCTCACGTCTACCTCACTTTGCTGATCGGGTTTTCGCAGTCGACACCCTTCCGGGCGAGTCGCTTGCAGAACTGCACGTCTCTTGCCCAGTCGGTCCACAGGATCCGGCCGGCGAAGATGGCGCCGAGTCGCTTCCAGGACTTGGCTCGGAAGCGGTACTTGGCGTTCCGGAAGATAACTGCAAGTACGTAGGCAGATACTCCCACTTGATGAAGGACTCGCGGATCAGCGTCAGCGTCCCATTTTCTGAGATGAAATCTAACAAACAGACCTGCCGGGCCGAGCCCGAACTCGTTCTGTCCCAGGACGTGTACCGAACACCGGTCACCGCCGGACTCCCGGACCACGATGGCGTCGGCCACCTTGGCGGCTTCCAGGTCGAATCCAAGCGCCTTCAAAGAGCGGGCCATAGACCGCCGAGTTTGCCGGTTCGCCTTCGGGCCGGAGCGGACGGAAGGGTCGGCGACCCACTCCTCGTGTCTCGGGCAGACCAGGCTGGACGCGTACAGTAGAAGGCCGAGAGTGTACATGCGCGAGTCGCTCCAGGAGGAGGCACAGACCGTACCCCAGAAGACCGAGGAGGATGGCGAGGTAGGTCACGGCTCCCCTTGTGGGTGGAGGGCTGCGCGGGTGTTGCACAGGAGGCAGTCTGGGCCGGAGCCGGCATCCCC